ATGCTACAGTTACTTGATGAAGTATTTGATTATCCCAATTATCTTTATCCTATCACTACCTTTGGTTTACCAAACGACACCTACTGAAACATTAAAACTTAAAACATTTGATAGATTTGTAAAACAATATGAGCCATCAGGATATTTCACGATACTGAACATTACCGAAGAAGATGTAGCGAGAGAAGGTGGCTACCCTTTACCTAGGCAGAGGCTTGCAGAGATTCATGTACAACTACTTAACAAAGGTGCTTTGGGCGTTGGTTGGGTAATATCTTTCCCACAACCTGATAGATTGGGTGGCGATGAAGCATTCGCACAAGTGTTAAATTATGGTGGTTCCATTTTAAGTATGTTTGCTGTACCTAACGGACTTTATCCCGAACCAAGTGGCACAGTCATTTTAGGCGATAATGCAGGTGGTATCATGTCTGAAGGGGTCGTTGAAAACATTGACATTCTAAAAAGTTCTGCAGGTCAAGGTATTTCATCGGCTCCGACTGATGTTGATTTATTAGTAAGAAGAATACCATTACTTTATAAAACGCCAGACGGCTATGTATCATCTTTCGGCACAGAGGTAATGAAAGCACTAGCCGGAAACGGGACATACATTATTAAGACTAATGAATTAGGAATTGAAGAAGTTGTTGTGCAAGGTTTAGAGCCGGTTAAGACTGATACTTTAGGAAGAAAATGGATATCATGGGTGGATACTCCTCAAACTACCTTACAAGAAATGGATGTTAATGGTAAATTCGTTTTTATAGGAGTTACTGCTAAAGGCGTCATGCCTCAAATAGCAACCCCAGTAGGACTATTAGAGCCACATAAAATTCAGTCAGCACTTAGTGAGTCAATACTAATACCCGACAGTCCTCGGATACCTGAATACTCCCTGATAGCTGAAATATCAATAATAGTTATATCACTTCTTTTCGTTTGGTTATGTATAACATTTATGAATGTTTACGCAGGTATAACATCAGCGATATTGATAATAGCTGTAACTATATATAGTGGTATTACATTAATTGCTTCCGGTTTATTGATTGATGTTACATGGGCAGTAATATCTCAATTCTTGACTGGCTCAACTGCTTTCTATTTAAGGTTTAAAGAACAATGGAAACTCGCCAAACAAATCAAAGGCCAATTCTCTACATACCTATCACCGGACATGGTCAATATATTAGTTAAAGACCCGTCTATGATGAAGTTAGGTGGCGAAAGAAAAGAAATGACTTTCCTGTTTACAGACATTGTAGGATTCACGCCTATAAGCGAAAAGTATAAACAGGCTGATGACCCTGAAGGATTAGTTGAATTAATAAATATGTTCTTAGATAAGATGACTAATATCATATTGGCTAATGGTGGAACAATAGACAAATACATGGGCGACTGTATTATGGCTTTTTGGAATGCACCTATTGAATGCAAAGAACATGCCAAATTAGCACTGAAGTCGGCTATAGAGATTGAGTTGTTAGCTGAAGAATTAAATAGTCAATTATCTGACATGCCACCTGTCAAATTTGGGACAGGTATAAATACTGGGACTTGTATCGTAGGTAATATGGGTTCTGAATCAAGGTTTGATTATTCGGTTATAGGCGATGCTGTCAATTTATCGGCAAGACTTGAAGTGGCAACTAGGAAATATGATACTCCAATATTAATTTCAGAATATACCCGTCAATTAATTGACATGCCAGTATCTCTTATTGATGAAATAAAAGTAAAAGGTAAAGAAGAAGCAGTCACAATATATGCTCCTTTAATAAATGATGAAGTAAGAAAGTTGCAAAAATAACCGGTAGAGGTAATAATTCCAATATGGGAACTAAAATTGCAGTCGCACTAGGTATCATGCTCATACTATCAGTAAGTGGTAGTTCTTGGTATATAGATAGATTGTTAGACCAAATATCGGTTCTCAAAGGCAATCAACTAGCTCTAGAAAATTCAATACAACAACAAAATGATGCTATAGCTGAACATCTAGCTAAAGCTGTACAACTACAAGAGCAAAATAATAAATTGTCAGCACAGAATCAAGAAACTGCCAGAGAGGTAAATAAACTTAGGTCAACATTTGCGAACCATGATCTAGATGCTCTTGCTCTAGCTAAACCCGGACTCATAGAAATTAAAATTAACAAAGCCGTCAAAAGATTAAAAGCCGACTTTGAAAAAATAAGCGACCCAAAACAATTTGAGAAAGATGAAAAATCTTCTGATAGTTAGTTTATGTTTTATGTTTGCTGGGTGTTCAATGATACCTAGTCAAACTAAGCCCGTTGAGGTCAGAACGATTTCAGAGCGTCCCCCAATGTATCACCCACCACTCCCCCTAGAAATCCAAATGGTGGATGTAGATTGGACTGTCATGACTCCTCAATTGATGGAACAGTATCTAAAAGATTTGGAGGACGGCTCTGCTCCCATTTCTGCTTACTATTCTTTGACGACTAAAGAATATGAAAATTTATCTATGAACATGGCAGAAATAAAAAGGTATCTACAGGATACATTACACATTATTGAGTTTTATAGGGAATATGATGATGATGACGAAAACTCGCAAAAAAATGATTAACAGGTTAGAATCAAGGTTCTTATTAAACCAGAGGAGGATATTATGTTTGGATTTATAGGAGAGTGGTTAGGAATAATAACAGCTGTTGTATGCGGTGCATCAATCATCTGTGCTTTAACTCCGACACCAAAAGACGATAATATGATTAAAAAATTGTATTCAGTTATTGAGCTACTGGCTCTTAACATTATGAAAGCAAAGGATAAGTAATCATGTCTGATAGCATTACGCCATTTGTTTATAATGCAATTTTAGACAGGGTAGTAGATGGAGACACCATAGATGTAGTGCTTGATTTAGGCTTTGATGTAAAGCTACACAAACAACGGGTGAGATTAGCAGGTATTGATACGCCTGAATCACGAACAAGAAACTTAGAGGAAAAAGCATTAGGTCTAAAAGCCAAAGATAGGCTTATAGAAATATGCGAAGATTCATTCAAGATACAATCATTAGGAAAAGGCAAATATGGGAGAATACTTGGTATCCCTTATACAGACGATGGTAAAAGCGTTTGCCAAATGCTTATTGATGAAGGTCACGCAGTTGAATACTGGGGTGGAAAAAAGACAGGTCATGTTAAAGAAGATGGGTCGTGGGGGGAATAAAATGCAGACATCTCAAGAAGGAATTAGTTTAATAAAGAAATTTGAAGGTTGTCGGTTAGAGCCATATTTTTGCTCGGCTAATGTACTGACAATAGGATATGGGCATACTAGAACTGCTCAATCTGGTCAGAATTGGTCACAAGAACACGCTGAAGAAATGCTTAAATTAGATTTAGAAGAATTTGAGGGGTATGTAGAACAATTAGTTGAAGTACCACTATCACAGTATCAATTTGATTCTTTAGTTGCATGGTGTTTCAATTTAGGACCTGCCAATTTGAAGTCATCAACAATGTTGAAAGTTTTAAATTCAGGAGCGTACGAGGAAGTACCTACCCAAATAAAAAGATGGAATAAAGCCGGTGGGAAAGTTCTTGAAGGTTTAATTCGTAGAAGGGAAGCAGAAGCATTATTATTTGAAGGCGAGGACTGGTCACATATCTAATATGAGCATAATTATTAGAGAAGATGAAGAACTTCCATTAATTGTAAAATTATTAAAAAAAGCATTGCATGATGATAACCTCACTGAATCAGAAATATTAATAGCACATGAGCTTTATGAGGATTTGAAAGAAGTCAAATGGCATTAAGCAAAACGCAAACCAAAAGACTAGGTGGTATATTGTCAATAATGTTCGGGGATAATATGCCTAGTGATTTATTGACTGACTTAATAAAAGAAGGCTATGTTGAAGTCAAAGGCGATAAAGCTGAACTATCAGATAAAGGTAAAGACGAAAAGAATAGGCTATGTACATTAGCCGGATTAAATATTATGTATCAATCAGAAACAGCGAAAACTTAGTCTATACGCCAACTAAACTTATCTACAGTTTGTTCACAGTTATCACAAACAATCGCTGACCAAGAAAAATGATAAACTCTAGTTTGTTCAGCACACTTAGGGCATTGAATTAATT